GGGTGTTGCCGAGCGTGGTTCTCGTAGGATGACCTGAAAATGTGGTTCCTCTAATTACAGCTTTAGCTAGGACCTCACCTTTTTTGCCTCTGAGATTTACAGTGGCCCTACTAGAGGTTGCTAGCTTGATGGCTGTGGCGGCGATTCTTTTCGAGTGGACTGTGTGCTCTGACAACTGGGCTTCCCATCTGGTTTCATAGGCTTTAATGAGCTTGTTGTCGATGAGCTCTATGAGGGCCATGTGCTGATTGGAATCGTGAGCTGAACCGTCGTAATTCAGGGAGCATGATAGTCCGGCATCTCTGACTTTGGTCATGACAAAGTTTTCAAACTCGCCTTTCTTAAAGGACCAGATGAAGCCTGGCAAGAGTTCTTTGAGGTCTTCGAGAATTTGGACTTGCAGCCATGTCAAAGGGCAGCGGTAGTGGTAGCTCGGTGACATGATGGCTCTTGGTCTCTCAGGTACGTTATACACGACGCCTCCGATTATGACTGGCATAGTGGTAAACAGCTCTTCTCCTTGCTTGACTTCTAGGTTGAATGAGGGTGTGCCTGTGATGCTGCCATCTTCGAGCATTTCTTTGCCTTTCTTGAGGTACATGTCCTTCTTTTGTCTCGACCAAGACGTTTGGGCTTCTACGAATTCAGCATAGGGCACCAGGGTGGCTGTACGTCTGCGTCTGATTTTTTCCAGGAGGATGTTCATCTCGATGTCTGCGAAGTTGCGGAAATTGGCGAGTGTGTTAAGATCAGGAGAGATGCGAGAGGCTAGGTGCCTACCGAAGAGAGCAAAGAACTTGTTTCTATAGCTAGGTGCCCAATCCAACGTTCTGACTTCGATACCCTGTTTATGGATCGAGGGGCCCGACTGTTTGGCTTTTGAGGTGCGACACTCTGAAGAAGTGGGAGGGAGGGGCACGAGCTGTTTGAAGGAGATCAAGTTGGCTGAACGTCCTGCTGGCAGGTTGTGAGGCTTATCCACCATTTCTATGGCCATACCTTTAATTTGCGGCAGGGCAGGCTCTGTCCAAAAAGGAATGAGTGATGCCCAAGATTGTCGGTAGCAGAGAGGCGTTCCAGATATCATTTCGAGGTGATTGGCATAAGTGACGTTGTGGATGCAGGCTTCAACCCAGTCAGCGGTGAGGTCGTAACCTTTGCTAATCCAGGGATGTAGAACTGTGAGCGGATTATTGAACTTACAGAACTTTTGATGAGCATAGAAGTAAGAAGGACAGGTAGAAGGCGAAAAGTCAGCGTTTGGCACATAGCTCCATTGAGTGGAGAGATCGATTGTTGCCGCAAAGAATTGGAGACCTCCTAGTTGAACGTTTCTCATGCAGTTCATGGCGCTGTTCTTAAGCTGGGTATTGCTGTGGCTGTAGGTGTCACCTCCGTTACTGGTATCGCCTCCGCG